TCCTCAGGAGGTCTCTGAGATGCGGCTCTGGGGTTGTAGTACTTCTGGTGATATTGCCAAAAGGCCGGCGACCCCACCCTGAAGTTGCGACGGATAGGCGCCTTGTACCAGAAGACACAGTCGGTGATCTTATTCGACTTGGACGTGTTGTCCAGTACCATGCACTCGTAGTTTTCAGTACACGTGTCCATGACCTGACAGAAGGTGTCAAATGTCGGGAAGACTCCGAAGAAAGCCTTGTACAGGTTTTCACGGTTCTGGCGAACGTTGTCCCGGAGCGCAAAGACATAGTCGACATTTGTTCGAATCATGGGCGTCATGTCCATGCAGTACTGGGTAGTCATCATAAAGAAGATCTTCCAATGACGGCCATTCATAAAAAGCTGTCTTATGGCCACGTCCCTCATGAATGACCTGTCATACATACAATCATCCATCAGGAGGAAAACTGCCGGAGTCTTGTCCTTTCCGAGACGCTGAACGAGACGCTTTTGTCGCTCTATAAGCTTCTCGAGAGCTTCTTTATTATAGTCTCCGTAGACAAATATATCAGGAATAAACTGCTTGAAGTGCCCGTTGCCATCCTCAGTTCCGGACATTGCTATTCCGGCCGTCAAGTGCTTCTTGTACCAGAGGATATCTGTGACGAGAGTGGACTTCCCAGTCCCCCGCTTTCCTATAAAGACACAGACCTTATCATCCCCCATTCGACTCGGGTCAAATTTCCGCAACTGTAGCGTCATTACTGCAATTCCTGAACAAAATAGAGACTGGCCTGGGGCGCGGGCCGCAAGTCAGGACAAAAGTCTCCGCATCTTTTAGAGATGTCAGCTGGTTATATGCAGCTGACCGCACTTGGTCAACAAGATGTGTGGCTCACAGGGGAACCGCAGGTAACTTATTTTTCGGGCGTATACCGGAGACACACCCCATTCGTACTTGAGGCTTTTGAGGTACCCTTTCTGGGACAGACTGTGAAATACGGTTCAAAATCTATATGCAGAATTCCACCAAAAGGAGACCTGGTCAGGGGGCTCACACTCACGATGACTCTGCCCCAGCTCTCACCTACTTTCGGGGGGTTAAGCTGGTACTGGCCAATACCTCCTGACTCATCGAACACCGCGCAGTTTGTCATTAATACTGTGTCAAGCGCCGCAAATGCCGCCCCTTACTCTGTTACATGGTACTCGACCTATAATGCAGTAGCTGGTGACAGATGGCTTGACAGTCAGTCTGGAAGTCCCCCCACCGTTCCTCTGACAAACTGGGTAAGATATGATACTGCTTCGAATAGATTTATTTTTTCAAACTACGGAGGAGGGACTTTATCAACCGTATGGGTCAAAACCTCGTCACCCACATCTCCTGGAACCAATCAAGGTATTTTCTGGGGTCTGGACCCCCTCGCTGCAACGTATATAACGGAATATAATGGGGAGACATGGCTAGGATATGCGGCCCAAAACAACACTTTATCACCTGACTTGTCTCTAGAGCAGTCGGGATGGCTTCCAAACCCAACGGCGGGGTTGCCCCCGGCTGCTTCTAGGTCAGGCCTGTATCTCCAGTCGGCCTATCCTGTCACTATAGGGTCCTCTTCAACGTTCATAAACCTTGCGGCCAGTTACACCGGGACATCAAAATACTGGACAAACTGGGACGCGTTTACAAACTATTCTATAACACCAGCAGGTCGCATCAATTTTACGAAACCTGGTATCTACATCATGAAGGTTGGGTTTGGGCTTGATTCGGGGTCAGTTTCTAATGTCGCATGGGGACAAGGGTTTGGAGACGGACCCGCGGGAGTCACACCTTCGTACTCTGGGTCATATGAGTTTCGAGTGTCTCCAAACCCATCGAGCCCAGCTGCATTTCCGATAAATATAAGTGTTCCTAACTCGAACGTGTACGTGTATGCGTCTGGTACGGGCGCATCTATTAGCGCAGGCTCGTACATAACTGTAGCCCAGGCCGACGATTACTTCTACCTGAAGAGCAACGTTCTAGGGTCCGTAGCAAACACCAAATTCCCTATAGATTCATCAAATACAGCGGCTTCAGGATCAACAACGACATTCAAAAATAATGATGGGAGTTTTACCTGGACAATGGCTACGACCGGAACATATATTATTAGTAGCGTAGCGTCCATGTCCAACGGGTACGTGACCAGTGCGACTCTCGCCGAAGGATCCAACACTCTCTATACCTACGACATGTCTTCACAGGGACGAAACCCCACGTTCGTTTTCACCATGCCCCTCATTGTGTCTGATGTGGCTCGTAGATATTTTTTAAGACTCGTTTGCTCAAATACTACTGCCAATGTTCAAACAGGAACTTACTTTATTTTCAACCAGACGGGTATTCCTGGAAGTTCAATTAATGGTACACAGGGTATTCTACCATTTTCAGGACTGACATTCCAGCCACAGTCAAATACAGTAGTTCCCACCTCCAATATATTCACTTCTCCACTTCAAATATCTTCTTCAAACTTTGTTTCTAATGGATACCCGTACAGTGGGAGCTCGCCCACTGGTATCATAAGTACCAGTGGAACTTCAAACCTTATTTTTACATCAAATGGAACATACGTTTTGACGGGAGCTCTCCTGACCGCCGACCAAGTCACGTCTTTGTCTATAAACACATGGTCCAGTACAGGAAATACAGTCACGACCTATCCAGTCGGCCTTGGACTTCTCCCTCCTTACACAGTAAATATTCCTTTTCGAATATCAAATTATGCGCTATCAAACACGACCATTTTGGTCACCGTGAACGGAACAACCACTCGACCCAACCTATTCTCAGACACCTTTATTTCCGTCTACCCTTTTGCCGTGGGTGTGGACCAAGCCTTATTAAATTTCAGGTATTATGACTCCGTGGGAACGCTCGCCATATCCTCGGCCGAACTCAAGATTGGAGGGCAGACCATCCAAACTCTCACAGGTGAGGCTATCGAACTATGGAATGACCTTAACGTGCCTTATGAGAACCAGCAGGCTCTCAAGGTCCTGACGGGCAAACTTGACACAACGAGTATAGTATATACGCGGACCTATTACATTAATTTGCCATTCTATTTCTTCGGGTCTCCAGAACTCTCTGTGCCAATTTGTGCACTCGAACGCCAAGACATGGAGGTCCATGTAACATTCAAAAACTTTTCAGAATTAACATCAGTCACGCAGATCGTTAACCCGGCTCTTTCCAACCCCGTCCTTAATTCAACTATTATCGTAGAGTATGTTTATCTTTCGGAACCTGAAATTAATTGGTTCAGACGCAGCAGGATAGATCAGGTCATCCTTCAGTATCAATATCAGACTATTAAACTTCCACTGAACTTTTCCAGTGGTGTTTTTGAATTGAAATTCAATAACCCAGTCCGTGAACTGTTCTTTGTATTTCAGAATGACTCAAGTATTTCTTACGATTTTTCAGAGTCGGGTCTTCAGAGTGTGGGCCTCAGCTTCAATGGATATGACGCGTTCACGAGCACGACGGCCGACGTGACGTACCTGGGAACTATAGAACCCTATAACCACTACATAAACTTTCCAAATAGACAGTTCAATATGTACTGTTTCTGTACAAATCCTGGGTCAGTCAGTCCTAGTGGGTACGTAAATTTTAGTCGAATTAAGCAAGTTCTCATGACCCTCAATATGACTCCATCTTCACTGAATAGGAGGACGTGCAGACTCACAGCCGTAAATTACAATGTACTCAGAATAGAGAACGGCATTGCCGGCTTGGCATTCAGTTCGTCTTAACACGCCGCCTTTTTCCTGCGCCTCTAATAGTTATGGCCGGACGTGCAAGCTTGACCTTTTTAGGTCAGGAAGATGCGATCCTGAGCGGTCTTCCAGAAGTGACTTATTTCGTGGAGAGGTACGCAGGACAGACGCAGTTTGCATACAGGGTTGACGAAGTCCAGTTTCAGACCGATGCTACATTATTCGGAGCCGAGACTTATTGCATATTGCCAAAGTCAGGAGACCTCATTACAAACTTGTACCTCAAGGTCCCTATGCCCTTTCCAGAAGCGACTACAGTACTCAGTTCCACCGGCACTCTTATGATAAAGTATATAGAGTTATATATAGGAACTCAGCTTGTTGAAAGACTATGGGGAGAGTTTATTGAAATGAAAATGGACCTAGAGGTCCCTCAGACAAAACAGGTCGCCCTGGGGAAACTGACCGGCAAGGGGGCCACCTTAAGCCTCGCGACATACATACTCCCTATTCCATTTTCTTGTTTAAAAAAAGGACTCCCCATCTGCGCTATCGATGATGACGTGACCGTTCGAGTCCTTTTTTATCCTTCGACTACATTTTGTTCAACAAATACTACTGCTCAGATAAGTCCTATTTTGAATGTAGAATATACTTACCTGTCTCATAACGAAGTAGAATATATAAGAAAAACTCCTCAAGTGTTTATTTTTGAGCAAGTCCAGAGGATAGAATATCTAGCATTAGTAGGAACCAATAATGTAACATGTCCCCTGCAGTTTTCCAATGCCGTCAAGGAAATATTCATAGTCATCCAGAATTCCTCAGCCAGAGGATACGATTATAGTAACGTAGCTGACGGTTCAACGGACCAACTCATAAACATGTCCCTAGTATTCAACACTATCGAGCGCGTCGCCCTCAATGTGGGGACTCCTATTTTTCTCAGAAATATACAAGCTCTTGAATTTCATACCAGAATACCAGACAGGCTATTTTATATGTACTCATTCAGCCTTGACCCCGAAGGGGACGAGCCAGCTGGCCACGTCAATTTTTCACGAATTCAGAATCAAAATTTAATACTGAACATGAATGACAGTGCGGATAATAGACAGATTGTTGTATATGCAGTTAGTTACAACTTTCTGACGATAGACAAGGGACATGCCCCAGTCATGTTCCCTAATTCTGAGTATTAAAAGAAAGGGTCTTTGTTCTAGAAATGAATACTACTCCTATTGAGACTGCGGCTCTTGATCTTTTCTTACCAGTGATGGAGTCGGCTACGATTCTTGCGGCTCACTATGCACAGGCGTGCAGTCGTGATGTCGTAACTGGACAGGATATGCGCATGGGTCTCATGTATGCAGCTCGAAATGTGACAGGAAAGCAGATCGGAACGCTATTCCCAGAAGTTTACAACTCCGACGAGGACGAGGACGAGGACGAGGACGAGGACTGGGAAGAGGTAGAAGGCGAGTGGACTAGGTATGAAGGTGCAGAAAATGATATTGCTGTAAAGATGAACGAGTGCGCCGATACGTGGGCCTCGTGGGTCCCTGATACTCCCGCGGAACTTGCCATCAAAAATGCTGTTGACAGACAGAATGAGTGATGAACTTCGATGAAGAGTCAGAAGAAGAAGAGCTCGCACCTATTGTAAAATACGCCTTCATACTCAAGGAGGAGGAATATGAAGACGAGGACGACCTAGAGATCCAGGGGTGGGACGGCTTCGGGACGCACCTGGTTTTTTTTCATATACAATAGTAAATGTCTTCCATGATCGGCGGTATCGCCACCCAGCTCGAGGCTCAGTCCCTGAACTCTATCGTTGCCGGTTTCTCATTCGCTAGCGCCATTGCATGGATGGATGTGGTTCGGTGGATCATCAGCCAGGTTGTCAGGGTGAACAAGAATGGTGGCAAGTACTACATCCTTAGCGCGATCTTCACGACCCTGCTGGCCATCATCGTCTTCATGCTCACAAAGACTCTGGTCAGGAATGTGGAGCGCACCCCTCTACGCAGTGCGCTGAAGTGGCACCGGTGCCACAGGCCGGTTCTTCCAGGCCAGGACTATACCCAAAATAGCTAAAATTATTAGAGCCCATGGAATCCTCCGTTTTTGAGGCTTTGGGGGCGGCGGTGCAGCTATAGTCATCGCTTCCACAATACGTCTTATTTCGACGTCTTGTAGAGGTTGAACAGGTGGTAAATGACGGTCTTCAAGGTCCGTTACGTGCAGACGAAGCACAAAGGCGTTAGTATTCCAGCCCTTGAAATCAAGCAAATTTCCAGTCTTGTCGTACCATCTGATGGTCAGGCGCTGGAGGGATGATATAGGCTCAGGATACGTTGCTTGAACCAGATAGTCTTTATTTTCATGGAAATTCTTGATACAGCCGGACCCGACATCCATGACCACGGGTGCAAACATCCTGGTCGAATTTGATCCTGAAAATGTACCGGTATTGCTGTCGATCGATTTTGCATCCAAATTCCATGGAGTCCTGAGCTCTTCGATATCCAAGAAGACGTATTCATTCAGGCTGAAATCCACAAGGGTCACTGACTTTTGTATATATTTACCAGTGTATCCGGGATCAAGTACAGTAGCAGTTGTAGCGATATTGTATAAGGTCCCAGTAGTTAGACCGACCATGGCGGCAAACTCTGTACTGTTTATGGTCAGTGTGAACGGATTTGAGGATGAAAATACCATGCGCCCCTCGTTTGCCAGATAATCAAGGGTCAGGGTGCCATCAGCTGTTACTGCAGCCGCTAGAGTATATGCTGAATAAAAGCCTGGATTCAGACTGACAGTAGTACTAACACCTTTCGTAAAGATATTCGCGCCATTCGTCAGATTATACATGGTGTTTGGCACTCGAGCACTGACCAGATCGACCCGAGCGACATTCTTAATAGGTGTGGTCAGATGTAGGACGTATGAATTTCCATTAGGAAATAGGGTCACGTTGCGGTTTTTGGAATCCACAAAGAGGGTCCGGGATGTATCCCCGGTGTGATTCATCTACTCTCATTTTATTTTAAAATTCTACGCCTGAGCCTCGGTCCAGAACAGATTGCACTGTACAGACGCCGGCAGAGTTGACAAGTTTGTAATGTAAATACAGAGGACATCAGGCCCGTCAGGATACGGATTATTACCACCTATAACGGAGTTGGACATTTCTTTGAGTCCTGTTAGGTCCAAGTTATTCTGGTTATTAGCTTGAACGATGGTCGAGAAGATGCGCTCTCCAGGGGCTGGAATACCGGATACTCCGGTGTAAATTTGAGCAAAGCTCGGCTGGGAGCCGTTTGCTGACGCGTTGACCGCGGTCCATCCGGTCGTGGTTATAGACAGTCCAGTCGGGTTAAGGATACCGGTCGTCTGGACGTTCACTGGAGAGGTCACCTCGAGCTTCTGGAGAAGAAGCTGGGCGCGGTTCAACAGTTCGCGGTTTCCAATATCTCCAACTATACCACCTGAAACCGCGGGGGAAAGCCGGACCAAAAAGGCTACGGCCGACGCTGCCGGGTTCGGTACCCCAGCAGGGGTCACAGACCCATTTGTTTTGACCACAACAGCGCTATCCGTTATAGCAGTTCCCGAGGCTATAGTTCCTCCATTACTAGCTGTATATGACACCGTGAGGGTCGGGGTTCCGCTCGTGTTTGTTATTGCGGAAATTGTGGGATTCGTGAGTACAGAGGTTAGGGTCCCAGTAAGTGTATCTCCGACGGCGATAGTATTGTATATGGGCTGAACGGTCACAGACACACCACTGGATGACCAGTTAGTAAATGGAACCTGTGCCGACACAGTCGCTGTCGTTCCACTGGATGAAGTAATGACACTACCGGCCGATATGGGACCGATAGACGGACCTGGAAAATAGAGAACTATTGTCGGAGTTGCGTAAGGCGTTGGGTTGACAGATGCCACCGAGATGGCGCCGGATGTTCCTGCAGTTGCAGCTACAGCTGTGCTGCTCACCCGCGTTAAGCTCGACGCTCCAGTATCCGTGATAACAGTGCCAGACGGAAGAACTGCTGAAATAGATGGCGAACCTGCAGAATATGATAAAGAAATCTGCGAAGGAGCCACTACATTGCTCACGACCCATGTTCCGAATGCTACAGAACCTGTAAAGGTTACCGTGTCTCCTATTACAAAGTTACTCGTCGCCGGATTCAGTGTTACTGTCTGAGGGCTTATAGTTCCTTGAGGGATGGCGACGGCCAAGGTCCCAGACTGTAGCCTGGAAGAGTTGGTATTATTGATTCGAGTACCTATAGGAATTGTTGAAGCATTCACCGACCCTGTGAAGGTGATGGTGACAGTTGGCGCTGCGACAGTTCCACCTACCCCAGTGATGGCCGTCACAGTTATACCGTTAAGAGTCCCCGCACCGTTCAATGTGTATGTATCCCCGTTCAGAGACGTTGAAAGAGGCGCCGCGAGCAGAACGACCGCGGCATTTAGCGACGAGCCGTAACTCTGGAACTGCGGGAAAGATCCCGCGGCGAAGCCATCCGTCACGGAAGCGAGGCTAAAGGCTGCAGTTGCAGTTGAACCTCCCAAAGCCACTGCCGTATTCGAGTAGTTGAAAAAGTACCCGCGATCTCCGTCAAACTGACCATCCATGAGGAAAGCGGACCCCCAATGAGTCAGGGACGGTGTGCACGTGACGCTGACCAGAGAAACGGTAGTATTTGCCAGGTGTTTTGAGGCGGCCTGACCACTGAACGTCCTGCTAATGTCATTCACATTATAGACGAGGGTATTAGCTCGGCCCGTCACTGTAAATGTGTTCGCCGTCTTCCCTGAATACGAAATAAGCTCATTATCTATCATAAGAGTTCCAGATACAGGGAAATATGAAGCATTCTCGTTGATAGTTACAGATGTGGTAGAGGAGGTAAGCTCCGTGGCGAGGGTGCCAATGGCCGACTGACACTCGTTCACAAGCTCGTAGCGGACTGGCATATTTCCAGTACGCATGTAAGCCTCGTCATTAATGTTATTATTCCTGAAACGATGGGCGTAGACCCAGTTTCCGTCAGCTCCGCGCATCATGAAATCAATAAAACCTGCTCCATACCACGTATACTGAAGGCCAATCATTTGCATCTTTGTAAGATCCACCTTGAACCCAGAAGCTCCAGAGCCGTCAAGGGGGTCCCTGTTAAACTGAGCCTGAGCCACGCGGAGCTCCTTGATGCGGCAGACTGTCGCGGGAGTGTTCGACTGGATGGAACTGGACCCGCGATAGGGAGGGTTGAAGGTCAGTATCCCCTGTCCCTGGATGCTGGTGATCTGGTGAGTCATACCGCGGAGAGTGAACTTGTCATTCACTCTGAGCTGGTCCTGGAAACGTGTCGTAGGGGACACGAAGGTTCCATTGGGGGCGTTGGATCCTATAGCCGCAGTCGCCGGCAAGAAGCCCAGCGTCACGGACCCCGCTGTGGGTGTTCCGATGACCCAGCAGACGCCCAAGCCTGTGAAATTTGTGAGAGAAGTCGTGTACATGCCATATGTGAGAGTGTGTGACGCGACGGTAATAACTACAGACGTATCTCCAACTGAAATAGAAATGTTGCTCGGGGTCGTAAGGGTCCCAGATCCTGCATTGAGAGTTCCTATAAGCTGCTGACTGTTCACATTTACTGTCGAAAACCCGGATATCTGGAAGGTTGAGCTCCGACGTACGACCCAGAGATTCTGACCATCGTACTCCCAGAACATTCCATTCTGGTCATCAAAACAGCCTGCCCTGACAGATGCCCCATGCCAGTTCGTCATAACGAAACGAGGCTGGTCACCTAGAAGAGGGTTCAGAGTACTGAGTGCAGATGTAGATACGACATTGAGACTGCGGGAGTCGTTTACAGATGAAACTGTATATGTTCCGTTTATATTTGGGGTCGAAATACCCCTGATGGCAATTACCGCGCCGAGCTGAGGCGCACCGTGATTGATGCTGGTAATGACCGTGATGTTACTTCCGGCCGTCACCCCAGATACTGTCAATGACGCTATGTCATTATTTGGGCAGAACAGCGTCCCTGAAGACCAGAGAAGACCCTTACCTGACTGATACCTGAATACTTTTTTAGATTGCCGAGTCAATGCCGCGCCGTAGGAAGGCTGTGCAGGACTCAGTAGCACGCCGCCGTCGAATGGGCGGTGCTGTGTGTAACCATATGGGTTCATGTAAATGTTAGAATTTTGCGCCGCGGCGACCGTGACAGTGGAACCACAGACGACGTTGAAAGTATTAGCGCTCGTGACATTCGATACAAAGAAGTTTCCATTGAATGTAGCACCGCTAGCATTTGATGTAATAGGAGTTCCCGGCATGAGACCGTGAGCTATAGTGGTCTTTACGACGACGTTTGTACCTGGACCCGCGTCCGCCGAAATTGTCGAAACTTGAATCTTAAGAGAACCTGCATTGAATATACCACCGCGGCGTATTGTTGAATATGCCGTCTGGATGTTAGACGCAGTCACCAGACCCTTGGCAGAATAGTTGCAGGTATTTGCATAAGTAGTGCCTGAAGTTCCCAGGTTTGACGTCACCAGAAAGAACCCCTCAGCCCGATCTGAATTTCGGTCTGCATTCAAAAAGCCAGTAGTCGATAGAACAGACGCAACTGGAGGGGGTAAAGAGATGGCGTTAGAAAAATAAACCGTGACGTTGGATGAAACAGATGACGTATCAGCCTGGACGTTGGAAAAGGTAAAATCGGTACCAGGAGTCTCATAAAAGGATGGAAAACGCCGTAGTTCCTGATACGTCTGCCACTTGGTAGCCTGGAGACCGTACTCAAAATCGGCGTCGATAAGAGACTGACCCAGGGACACGCGCTGACGTTCAATAGCGTCTGTCCCAAAATCATATGGACGGGTCTTTACAGGCAACTGATTCTTATCGCCTAGAGTTCCGTCGATATTCATTTATATTAAGTTCGAGTATTATTTCTGTACTATGTATCCGACTCAATCTCAAGGGTGAAAGACCAGTCGATACCATTGTTATTAATTAGGTTTCCGTACCTATCTACTATCTGGATATTTAGACGGTCGAGGCGGGCTCCGCGGTCTGTCACATTTACGAGCTGGTGATTTTGAGAGTTTTCGGCCCATTGCATAATGCTACCTGAGCCGACAGTCATGGGGAGCTTGAAGGTTATCTGAGAGTTCTCAGTGGAAGAGGTTCCCAAATTCTCGATCCAAATTGAGATATATGTATCAAAATTGACAATGTAACTATTCGTTCCATAGAACGCCACACCCTGCTGCTGGTTCGTGAATCCAAGAAAACTCAGCATGCTCAGAGGCTGTACGTTCATGGTCGCAACACCAGAAGCAGAAGAGAACTGGATATTATTATTGAGAGCCCCCGAGGTGAAGGAGCCAACTGCAGAGGTGATCGTCGTGTTAAGAGCTCCGAGAAGGGTAGTGACCGAGTAGTTTCCTGGGGTCACTGTATAAGAGACAGAATTGATATTCATCGTATTGTAAGGCGCCCTGACGTTGTAAAAACCTACGGGTATCTGGGCATTCTTGAGGGTTATCGAGCGGATGGCCCTGTGTCGGTTTCCGAGAATAATGCTACACTGGAATGGGTTCCCGTTCGTCTTGGTAATGGCCGTCTGACTAGAGAAACCCGCGGACGAATTCGTGACCAATGCGGTCGACCCTGTATCCACGTGAAGCTGATACGTGTTCATTACTACTTGTAGCTATTTTTAAATTCTACCATTAATATCCAGGCGTGTAAACTGTTGTAGCGGCGGGGTACTGGATGTTGGTTAAAGTTGGCGCCGTGGCGTTGTTTCCATTTCCTATCATGTCTATCATGATCGCCATACTTCCGCCAGAGCTGGTGGCAGCCGATACTGCAATAGTGATTGCAGTGGGGCTGAATGTCCCCGCTGATATAATCAGGGGAGAGCCAACATTTCTTATGTTCTGCGTACCGAGAGCAGCTATAGAAGTCGCTGTCGCCCCAGAACCAGAACTCCCCCCTACATATTCTCCCGAAAGGCAGTTTATTCCAACGGTCGTCCCAGTGCTGTCATTTACAATAAGGACAACTTTAGCAACAAAACCGGCGTTTCCAAATGTCAAAATAACACTCCCGACCTGTGAGGCACCGACTGACCATTTAGCTGAATAAACCTTTCGCGGGGAAGTCCCTATACAATAAACCATATTCCCCTGGACATGAAGAGGAGCAGTAGGAATCGCCCCTATACCTACCCAAGCATTTGAATTGATAACGACATAATTCTGACCTGCCGAAATATTGGAAAATACTGCTACGTTTGAACCCTGTGTCACGCCAGCTCCGACTACTAGGGCATTAGATGCCGAAACATTAGTCACTGAGAGACCATTAGAAGCATAGATATTCCCGGCCACTCCCACATTTGGCCCTCCGGTAGCAACTGTGAACCCTCCAGCCGCCAAGAAACTCGAAGCCGTCACGTTTGTACTCAAAACATTAGTCACTGAGAGACCATTAGAAGCATAGATATTCC